GGTCGATGCGGACCTGTCCGAAGCGGCCCTCGAGGACGCGCTGGTGTCGATCGCTGGCTTCACGAACGACCGCGGTCTCCTGATCTCGGTCAAGCCGAAGAAGCTGATCGTCGCGCGCCAGAACGTGTTCAACGCGGCCCGCATCATGAAGTCGGTGTACCAGAACGACAGCGCGAACAACGCGATCAACGCCATCAAGGCGATGAACGCGCTGCCCGACGGCTTCGTGGTGAACCACTACCTCACGGCCGCGAACGCCTGGTTCGTGAAGAACGAGATCCCCACGGGCTCGGGCCTGGTGTTCTTCGAGCGCAAGCCGGTCACGTTCGACATGGATAACGACTTCAACACGAAGAACGCGCTCGCGGCCTCCGTGACGCGATTCTCGCTCGCGGTCGGCGATCCGCGCTGCTACTACGGAGTTAATGGGCCGTGACGAGGGATAGGTTCCGCCGCGACCCCGTTAAGCAGGCTGCATACATGCGCGAATGGGGTCGCAAGAACCCGCTCAAGGTCAAGAACAACGACCTTAAGAGGAACTTCGGCATCACGCTCGACGAATACAACGATCGGCTGGCGCGTCAAGGCGGACTGTGCGCGATCTGTCGGAACGCTGAGACGGTCATCGACAACCGAACGCAGCGCCCAAGAAGTCTGGCAGTGGATCACTGCCACGTTACGGATGAGGTTCGGGGGTTGCTGTGCACAGGCTGCAACCAAGGCATCGGCAACTTTCGAGACGACCCCGACCGGCTTTTGGCGGCGATTCAGTACCTGACGGAGGCGAGATTGAACAAGCAACGGCGTGAGGGGGAGGGGGCCGCTCCGACCACCATCCCCCCGATTCCAAGCGACATGCATCGGAGCGTGCCGGGGACGGGATTCGGGAAGACCGAGAAGTCCAAACGGTAACTATGGCCGCGAGGCCCAACGGCGCTTAGGCGCATAGGAGACAAGAAATGCCCGCATCCCCGTACAGCAATTTCCCGAGCGGCTTCCAGAACGGTCTGCTGCTCCGCAACGTCCCGATCATCCAGAACAACCCGGGCAAGGTCTTCTGGGTCTACAACGGCTCCACGACCCAGCCGGGTCAGATCGCCGGTTCGAACGGCAACAACGGCACGTTCAACAAGCCGTTCGCGACGATCGCCTACGCGCTGACGCAATGTACCGCCAACCGCGGCGACATCATCATCGTGCGCCCGGGCCATGCGGAGACGATCCCCGACGCCGCGACGCTCGCCTTCAACGTGGCGGGCGTGGCCATCATCGGCCTCGGTTCCGGCTCGCTGCGTCCGACGCTCACCTTCACGACCGCGACCACGGCGAACATCCCCGTCACGGCCGCGAACGTGAGCATCCAGAACTTCCTGTTCGTCGCCAACTTCGCGAACATCGCGAGCTTCATGACGGCGACGGGGACCTCAACCCCGACCGACTTCAACGTCGAGCGCTGCGAGTTCAAGGACACGAGCTCCATCCTCAACGCGCTGACGGTCTTCACCGGCAACGCGACGGCGAACTCCTGCGATGGCTTCCGCTTCGTCTACAACAAGGTCTCGAGCCTCGGCACGACGGCGGCGACCACGGCGATCGTGCTGGCGTCCAACACCGACCGCTGCGAAATCTCGGACAACTTCACCAACCACGCGGTCCTGAACGACACCGCGGCGCTCCTCGCGGCCGGCACGGCGCAGATGACCAACTTCCTGCTCGCGCGGAACATCGGTCAGCGCCCGAACACGTCCTCGACCGGCGGCTCGTTCGTCTCGGGCTCGGGCAACGCTTGGACCGGCATGGCGGCGGACAACTACTTCTACCAGGTGGACAACACGGCGGGCATCTGGATCGCCACGGGCCACGGCTCGGCCTTTGGCTACCAGAACAACTACTCCCCGATCACCGGGGCGGTGGACAAGTCCGGCCTCATCAACCCGGCGGCGGTGTAACCACGGAGGGGCGTCTGTCGCCCCTTCATTGAAGAGGCGATATGCGTCCAATCGTAAACACGGCGAGCGCATCGGGGGCGGGCACGACCCTCCCGATCAGCTACAACACCGAGTATTTCGGCATCGGGTTCGGCTGCGTGGTCTCGGCCGGCGCCTCGCTCACGTACAAGGTGCAGCACACCTTCGACGACCCGAGCTCGGCGTCTCCCACCTGGTTCGATCACCCCTTCGTGACGGGCCAGACCGGCAACAAGGACGGCAACTACGCTTTCCCCATTCGGGCAGTGCGCCTCAACGTGACGTCGTTCACCAGCGGGACGGTCACGATCACGCTCTTGCAGGGGAGTAGCGACTGATGGCGGGGGGCGTCACTCTCGTCCAGGGCGTTGTCGCGGCGGACCCGTCGATTGCTGCCATTACTGGGGGCGCAATTACGGGGACGAACGTCCCCTACATCCTCGCGACGTGGGCGATTCCGGTCGGCAAGGCCCCGAGCGGAACGATGGCGAACAACGGTGCCGTCACGTTCGGTACCGCGCTCCCGACGACGTACAGCAACGGCATCTGGCTCTACTACCCGGCGGGTGCGGTAGCTGCGGGCGTCCCCGCTGCGGCGGGATTCCTGTGGACTGTCATGTCGTCCACGACAGTGGGCACCGTCTACAACTCGACGTATAGCGGTACGGGCGTTCCGACCATCGGGACGCAAACTGCGTTTACCACGACTGGCCCCGGCGCTTTCACGGGCGATACGACGCTTCAAGGCATCACGATCAACATGCCGAGTGGCGCCATGGGCAACAACGGCTTCGTCGAAGTGACGTGGGGCAACACGTACACCAATAGCGCCACAAACAAGACCCCCACACTCAAGTTCGGCGGCACGCAAATCTGGGCGCAGAACACAACGACCACGACCGAAATTTCGGTTCAGCAGATCATCCAAAACGTCGGTGTCGCGACGGCTCAAGTCACCTACAATCAAAGCCAAGGTTCGACGGGCGGCATGGGCGAGCCTACGACCAACGGCAAGGTGCGCACGTCGATCAATACGGCGAACACGACTGCGATCCTTCTTGCGATTCAGAACGGCGGGGCGGCGACGGACGCGGCGATCATCGAGTCGGCGAAGATCATCGTGGGCTATGCCCAATGAAAACGTATTCCGACCACCCGGAGACCGTGCGAATCCGTGAGTGGCGGAAGGCGCATCCGGATCGCTACGCCGCTCACGCGGCGAAGTACCGCGAGAAGAATCGCGAGCGCCTGCGCCAGAAGCAGGCGGAGCGCGCCGCCTCACGTCGCGACGAAGAACTCGCGCGCGTGAAGGCGTGGCAGGCCGCGAATCCGCACAAGTACCGCGCCGCGCAGGACGCGATCAATCAACGAAAGCTCGATGCGCAAGAGCGCAAAGCGGGCCGTCCGCGCTCCGATGTGTGCGAGGCGTGCGGCGAGCCTGATGCGAAGGGAAAGAAGCTCGCGTTCGATCACTGTCACGACAAGGGCCATTTCCGGGGCTGGCTATGCCATCGCTGCAACTTAGCGTTGGGTCTGATGCGCGACAGTCCCGCGCTCTTGAACAAGCTCGCGGATTACTTAATCGAGGATGCGATGCGGCAACCGCTCGGACCTCTCGATTCGAGCAATTAGAAAGGGCGATAGCCGCCCGGGGGTGAAAGAAGTCGGCGCCCCGCCGTTTCGCTCCGTAACATAGCTCCACCTAGTCAGGCCGTCCCCTTCCCAGTCCATGAGAGACGGCCATGCCGAAACTAGGGTATTACGAGCGCGGTACGTGGAACGCCCAGTGCGACGAGTGCGGGTTCGGCTACAAGGCCAACGTCCTCAAGATCCGCTGGGACAACGCGCGCGTCTGCCCCTCCTGCTGGGAGCCGCGGCAACCCCAAGATTTCGCCCGGGCCGTCAAGGACGACCCCTCGGTCCCCTTCGCCCGTCCCCGCATTGGGGGCTCGGGCGGCATCACCACCACGACGTCCTCGATGAGTCCGAGTTCGACGTTCGTCAACATCGCGGACTCGAGCGCCATCCCAGGTAACGCGACGCTCCGCGTCATCTGCGTGATTTTCGATCCGGCCAACCTGGACATCGTCGAGAAGGTCAGTGCCCTCTACGCCTCTGGCTTCACCCTCAGCAGCCTGCACCGCGGAGTCCTCGGGACTTCGGCCCATGCGTGGTCAAGCGGCGTCACGGTTCAGTACCTGGGGACCTCGGTCTCCTCGAGCACGCCATGACGACGAGCATCCCGAAGGTCTACGCGCCGCCACAGGACACGGTCCCGCTCACGTCGGAGGATTGGCGCCGCTGGTTTACGGACGTGCTCTGGCCGCTCGTGGGCAAGGGGCTCAACAACTCCGGCCCCCAAGGGACCTTCCCGCAGCTTCAGGTGGGCAACGCCCGCTTCACCCGGGAGAACGAGGCTCAGGAGCTGATCAACCTCGACCAGGGCCTGTACGTCAATTACACGTCCTCGGCGCAGAACATCATCTACGGCTTCGCGGCCAACGTCCGGCGCTCGGGGGGAGCCGACTTCGTCGTCGGTGCGCAGATCAATGCGTGGGGCGAGGTCGGATCCACCGGGGATGTGTTTGGTCTCGCCACGACGGCAACGTGCCAGCCGTCCTCCGCTATCCGAGACGTGATCGGTTACGAGCCGGACGTGGTTAGCGCCTACAACAACAACACGGGGGTGAAGTGGGGCATCAACCCGGTCTTCAAAGATCGGGGAGATCACCAAGCCGCTGGCGCGACGACGGATTCCCTCGGGTCCAATTACTTCAACTACCAGGCGATCGCCTTCGTCCTGACGTCCCAACCCCGTTCCACGACCGGGGAGTATTGCGGCTGGACCGTCGGCATGGACTTCATCGACGGGTGGTGCGATCAGGCGAGCGTTCCCGCGTGGGACGCCACGACCACCTATCCGGCCGGCGTAATCGTCTCCTCTGGCGGCGTTCTGTGGAAGGCGATCACGAACAACCTGAACGTCGCCCCGGCGCCGGGTGCTACGTGGGTGCAGCGTACCTACTCCGGCACCAGCAATCTCGCGGTCGGCATCGACTTCTCGTCCATGGGCACGACGGGAATGTCGCGGATGGCTTCGGCTATCCGGCTTCGCTCGACCCAATACATCCACTGGGAAGAGACCGGCGCGATCGGCACCCAGTTCGACGCCACGAGCCAGATCCTCAATCTCTGCACGAACCAGGGCACGCGCGCGTTTGGCGTTGGGGTCTCGACGGGCGTCGGCAATGCGGGCGTTGGCTACTGGTTCCAGTCTGCGATCGCGCTTGGCGGCGGGGGCGCGGCCACGCTCGGTACCGTCGGCGGCTCCGGCCCCACCTCCACCGCTCAAGCGGGATGGGAGAAGGTGGTCCTCAACGGCACAACCTACTACAGGCCCGTATGGACATGACCGATCTCGAGAAAGCTCAGGCCACGGAAATCAAGGCGCTCAAGCGGCAAGTGCTGCAGGAGATTGTCCGCCGACTGAGCGCGGAACGGCAGGCCGCGCAAGCATCGATGGCGCTGCTGCAGATGCGCCTGCCCTCGATCGACCACGAACTGAGCCTTTCCCAGCACAAGCTCGCTGAGCTCACGAAGGAAGCCGATGGCACTTCCGGTCACTAGCGGCACCGCCGCATTCCTCGTCACCCGCGACGACATCATCAACGCGGCGCTTCGAAGCCTGCGCGTGATCTCGATCGGGCAGACGCCGGCCACCGAGGATTACACCAACTGCGCCTTCGCGCTGAACACCCTCCTCAAGGAACTCAACACCGAAGGGAAGATGGCGTTCGTCTATCAGACGCTGAACGCCACTTTCGTGGCGAATCAGGCCACGTACAACATCAACGAAGTCAACGGTGATTTCGTGGCGGCCCGCCCGGTCGCGATCGCGCACGCATGGCGCCGAGACGGCTCGACCCCGCCGATCGATACGCCGATGACGCAGCTTACGCTGCAGCAGTTCCACCAGTTGACGCCCAAGGGCGCGACCGGCATCCCGACCAATTACCACTACGACCCCCTGGTTACGACCGGACAGGTCACGGTGTGGCCCACGCCTGCGGACACGACGTACAGCTTCTATATCTGCGTGCAACGCCCGATTCAGGACATCACGTCGTCCGGGCAGAACTTCGACGTGACTCAGGAGTGGTTCAGCACGCTCCGGTGGATCTTGGCCGACGAAGTGTCCACCGAGTACCGCGTGGACATGGAAACCATTCAGTACGTGCGCATGAAGGCGAGGGAGAAGCGCGAAAAGCTCGCCAACTTCGCGCAGGAGGACGGCTCGGTCTTCCTCATGCCGGATCCCCAGATGGGCTATAGGGGCTTGCCGGGATGAGCATTGTCCGTCTGCCGCTTGCCGTAGAGCTCACCAACCGCGAAGAGGCTTCGCGGGGAATCTTCGGCACCGACACGCGGCTCATCAACTGCTACATCGAGCGGGAAGACGGGCGCATGTACGTGGCGAAGCGCCCGGGTCTCTCCGCGGTTTACACCTATAACGGCGGTGCGGCGACTTCGGGTCAGGGCACGGTTTACTACAACGGGAGCCTCTACGCCGTCGGAAGCAACGTTCTCTATCGGCTGACCGGGGGCTACAGCGCGAGCACGGACGGCTCGGCGTGGGGTGCGTCTACCTCGGCCCCGTTTTTCGCCCGCAGGCAGCATCAGACCGTCGTATTCAATGGCCAAGTGTTAGTGCTGGGCGGCTTCAGCACGGCGGCCGGAAACAAGTCGCTGAACGACGTGTGGGCGAGTTCGGACCTCGTTAACTGGACGCAGTTGACGGCGGCGGCGCCATGGCCCGCCCGATGCCGGTTTGCCACGGTCATCCTGGGAAGCACGCTCTACGTCATTGGTGGCAGCGACGGCGCGTTCGCGTTCTACAACGACGTTTGGTCTACGCAGGACGGGATTAACTGGGTCCAGGTTGTTGGTACGGCTAGCTGGTCGGCGCGGTGGGGGCACGGCGCGGTCGCGTTCAACAACGGCATCATGCTCATGGGCGGGCACGATAGCGGCACCAACTACCTGAACGACGTGTGGTTCTCGAGTGACGGAAGCACTTGGACCAACTTGATCGTAAATGCCTCCTGGTCCGGGAGGTATCGCTTCGGATGCATCGTTTATAACAACAAGGTCTGGGTGATAGGAGGAAACGCGGGCGGGACCGTCGTCACGAGCGTCTACAGCTCATCCGATGGAATCGCATGGACCAACACCGGCAACCTTCCGCTTGAAAGGCAAGCGTCCGGGGTCGTTGTCTACAAGAACCTCATTTGGATCATCGGCGGATACAACAACGCGCTGACGGGCACCACGACTGTCTACACGACGTCGGACGGAGCTTCATTCAGCACGCCGACCACCAACTATGGCGGCGGGACGATTGGTGACGAGGGGCTGGTGNNCCCCCATCGGTTACGTCGAACCACGCGCCGACCCTATGGCTCGTCTGCGGCTTTATCGGCGGCGCGGACTCGGCGCAAATCTATCGCGCAACGCTGAACGTCTCCCTCCCGTCGTCGTTCTCTCCCGCCACTGGAACCACGACGTCGGATCAGTGGCAGTTCACGACGCAGAACCTCGGCCAGTACCTGATCCTCAAGAACACGGTGGATGCGTGGGTCTTGAGCGCGGGCCAGCTTCAGAAGATCACCAGCCTCAACTATCCCACGAGCACGGTCCCGGGCATCGTGAACCTCGACGACACGGTGTACGTCATGGGGCCCGACGGGACGATCTATGGCACGAACCTGAGCGATCCGTTCACCTGGTCGGCCAACAACTACATCGTCGCGGACTATCAGGCGGACAGGGGCGTCTGCATCGCGCGCAACGGGCAGAACGTCATCGCGTTCAAGTCTACGAGCATGCAGTTCTTCTACGACGCCGGCCGCTATCCCGGATCCCCGCTCCTGCCCATCGTGAGCGCGAATCAGATGGTGGGGTGCGTAGCGGCCGGGTCGGTCGTGAACATGGACAACACGATCGTCTTCATGGCGACGACAGGGGCTGCGGATCGGTACATCGCCATGCTGAACGGCACCACGCCGGTCAAGATTTCGACACCGGCTATCGATCGCATCCTCTACTCGTGGACGCCGGGCAGCGACTGCTACGCCCAAAACATCAAGACCAACGGCCACGACTTCGAGGTCATGGTGATGACGTAGAAGTCGTGGCCGTTGGTCTTGATGTTTTGGGCGTAGCAGTCGCTGCCCGGCGTCCACGAGTAGAGGATGCGATCGATAGCCGGTGTCGAAATCTTGACCG